CGTTTGCAGTAACGTTTAGGTTACCTACAGATGCAACTCCACTAGTAACTAAATTACCACCAGTAACATTACCTGTTGCTGATACTAAACCAGCAGTAGTTAGATTTCCACCAGTAACATTACCTGTCGCTGATACTAAACCAGCAGTAGTTAGATTTCCGCCAGTAACATTACCTGTTGCTGATACTAAACCAGCCGTATTTAAATTACCGCCAGTAACATTGCCTGTTGCAACTATAAGTCCAGCGGTGCCTAAATTGCCTACGTTAGCATTACCGGTTACACTTAGACCAACAGCAGTAATATTTGAATTTGCCGTAAAATTATTAGCAATAATATTTGCAGTTACTTCAATGTTAGCCGCTGTAACTGTAGCATTACTGTTTAGATTACCTGCCAATACGTTACCAGTTAAGTTTAAACTTGTACCAGTTGCTGCACCAATATTTGGTGTTGTAAACTGTGCGCTTGCTTTAACAACTACGTTGCCGCCAGCAATTTCAGTTGTAATAGCGTCCGTATTGACGCTGAATACTGTACCTGTTAATGTTAAACCAGCACCTGCAGTAAATGTACCAGCACCACTAAATTGAACAAAGTTTACTGCATCAGTACCAACAGTAGCAACTGGATCGATCATTACGAATCCACAGTCTCCATTAGTTGTACCAGCTAATATAAATGTAAAGTCACCACCTGCCATCTCAGCAGGTGTATTGAAATCACTTGCTCTTGTTAATACAGTGCTGCTTGTATAAACATAGATACCGTTTTGTGCAGCAGCAGCCTGATTTTTAACGAGGATGCGTGTACCAGCTGTTGCGATGTTTACACCGTCAATAGTTGTATATGATCCGGTAGTTGTTAGTGTTGCGCCTACACCTGCAGTGCCGTTATTATACGTTACAGTACCGCCTGATATTACAGCAAGTGTATCTGTAGTTGCTGCGGCACAAGGGGCTTGAACTGCTAGACCCTGTGCTACTTCATCAACATATTGTTTAGTTGCTGCATCAGTTGATGCTACAGGAGTCGCTAAGGATTCAATTCTAAAGTTACCAACGTCAACATGTCCGCTACCACTTGGGCGTAATTCAACATAGTTATTGCCTGATGCTGCATAAACTGTTAAATTACCGCTTTGTGAAGTTAGTGAGTTTGAATACAATGCACCAAATGTGCCGTTACCATTAGCAGTCACATAGCCAGTCACATTGGCACCAGTGCTTGTAACGACAAATACATTTGCTACGCCGCCAACACTAGTATTAACATTGCCATTTGTTACCGGTATTGCAATATTTGATGTACCGTTTACTACACCCGAAGTAACGATTGTAGTCCAACTTAAATTACCTGAGCCGTTAGTCTGTAAGAATTGTCCGTCAGTACCGCCAGTGATTATTACGTTACTGTTAGGGCCTAAATTACTTACGCCAGTTGCTATGATTCCAGTAGTGCCTAAATTGCCTACGTTAGCATTACCTGTTACACTTAATACGCCAGCAGTAGTTAGATTACCACCTGATACGTTACCTGTTGCTGTAATTAATCCAGCAGTACCCAAATTACCTACATTAGCATTACCTGTTACACTTAATACGCCAGCAGTAGTTAAATTACCACCGCTTACATTACCAGTAGCTACTACAAGTCCTGCTGTAGTTAGATTACCACCTGATACGTTACCTGTTGCTGTAATTAATCCAGCAGTACCTAAATTGCCTACGTTAGCATTACCACTGACAAGTAACGATGTTAAAGTACCTACGCTAGTGATATTAGGTTGTGCATTAGTTGTAACAGTACCAGCTGTAGTTGCTGCGCCTGTAAGTGCGCCAACAAATGATGTTGATGTAACACTACTTAGACCTGCTACAGTTGTAACTGTATCGCCCAATGTTAAAGTAGTATTACCTAGTGTTAAACTTGCGTTTGCTAGTCTTGCTTGTGCTAATGTACCACTACTTACATTGCTAGCGTTTAAGTTAGTAAGTTCTGAGCCATTTCCGCTTACAGTTGTGAATACGCCTGCAGCTGCACCAATATTACCAACATTGGCATTACCAGTTACACTTAATGCACCTGCTGTAGTTAAATTTGCACCAGTTATATTGCCTGCTACTGTTAGTAGATTTGTAGCGGTATTAAACGTAAAGTTAGCGCTAGCACCAAAATCGCCATTGTTATTAAACTGTATCTGCGTGTTGCTACCGGCGGCTTCTTGTAAGTCCCAGGGTACCCCGTTGCTATAATATAAGTTGTCTGTTAAAAGTCCAAATGCAGCGTTTGTATTGCTTATCGCAACATTACCTACAAAGGTACCTTTATTTGCAGTAATATCTGCATTGGCTAGTATGACGTTGGCTGGAACTTCTCCTACTGAAAAGCCTCCAACTGAATTTAGTGGTTTAAGGGCCATTTGTATAAGTCTCCATATGTTTTATTTATCTCAAATCACTCTTTATACGTTGTCACAGACATTTTATAAGTGGTTAGATTCGCTGTTTGAGGCGTTATATTCAAATCAATTGATGGTGGCGAAAGTATATTACCACTATTGTACTGAATAACAAAATCACCTGTGTATCCACCTACTGGTAAAGTGCTGTATTCTACATAATTCAGAGTTTCATTAATTCGCACAGTCGAAATTTTCGTAAAATTTCTAATATTTCCTTCTGTAGAAATTATGGTATAATCCACAGCAGCAATATCTTCTGCTGGTATTGATAATAATGTATAAGTTGATGTATCGCTTGTAGTAGCAAAATACACATTTGAGCGACTAAACTCATAAATTCCTGAACCCAGGACGAAAGCATTAGTCTGTAGATTGCCTGCTAGTCTTACAATTTTGGTAGATTCATCAAATGTAAAGGTTGATGAGCCGCCGAATGTACCGTTACTATTAAATTGAATCTGCGTATTACTACCACCAGGCGTACCGTTGCCACCGCCTCCGCCACCTACTGCCCAGCTTAGATTGCCAGCTCCGTCTGTTGAAAGCACGTATCCGTTTAGGCCACCATATATGTGAATATTTGAGATGTTACCTAGATTTACATTTGCGGATCCGTTTGAATTTATATTGCCATTTACAAATAAGACTCCCCCGCTGTGAACATAAGCATTACTTGAAAAGTTGGCTAAACCCGTAACATTTAAATTAGTTGTCCCTATCGTTCCCGGAGTTGTTATATTTGCTACGCTAAAAGTACTAGTTACTGACAGATTACTAGTAGTGGTATTACCCGATACATTTAAAGAAGTCAATGTTCCTAGGCTTGTGATATTGGATTGCGATGAGTCACGTACAGTAGCAGCAGTTTGAACTCCTAGATTTGCTACAGGTGTAGTGCTGACTACTGTCAATGGAGCAGAACCTGTTGCAATATTAGAATTAAATATCTGTGCTGTGACTACTGACGCTATATTAGCATTACCGCCTACAAATAACGAATCAGTATTTTTATTCCATGTTAAGGTATTATCGCCACCAAATTGACCGTTGTCATTAAATTGAATATAAGTGTTTAGACCGCCCGGTGTTACTGCATTTGCTTCTTGCTCTACCCAGGTTAGATTGCCTGTACCGTCAGTGCTTAATACATAATTTGCGTTGCCGCCCTGAATCTTTACATTACCTACATTTCCTAAATTCGTTATTCCAGAAATTGTTAGTGATGTTAATGTGCCTAGTGATGTTATATTTGGCTGCGCTGTTGTCGTCAATTCGCCAATAAGATAATTTGCTTCTACATAATTGGCTGCATTAATATTTCCAGTAATCTGTATATTGCTTGCTATGCCTAACCCCAACAAAGTACCATCAAATGTTATGTTACCGTTGGCGCCAGGTATATCTGTATCTACATTTAACGACCCGATATTTCCTAGATAGTGAATATTATTTTGTGATGATGTAGTCAGTTGACCTGCAAGATAATTTGCTGATACTAGATTAGCGCCACTAATATTACCTGCTATAACATTTGAAGTAACATTTAATGTGTTTGAATTTATTACATTAGAATTCAAAGTTGATAAGTTAGCAGTGCCGCTGATAGTAGCATTTCCACCTACAAACAATAAATTAGTAGTTGAATTATATGTGAGATTAGGACTTGCACCAAAACTACCTGAGTTATTGAACTGTAATTGAGTATTGCTACCTGCAGGCAAGCCATTGCCACCACCGCCGTTACTTTGTACTACCCAGCTTAGATTTCCTGATCCATCAGTAGACAATACATAACCATTCACTCCGCCTGTAATTATAACATTACCTACAGCGCCCAGATTACTTACTCCATTCACAGTAAGTGATGTCAGAGTACCAACACTTGTAATGTTTGGTTGATTCGCTACGGCAACAGTATTGGCTAAATTAGCATTATATGCAACATTAGCAGTAGGTACCACACCAACGACATTAGCGCCTTGTATGTTTGTTAAATTTGAACCATTACCACTTAAATTAGTTGCTGATAAATTTCCATTGACTGTTAAGCCAGTTAATGTGCCTATAGATGTAATATTTGGTTGAGCAGATGTCGTTAGTGTACCTGCTACAAAGTTGGCAGTAATCAAGTTACCTAAATTTGCATTGCCTGATGTAATATTTCCTGTTACATTTAAAGAAGACAAAGTGCCGACACTTGTGATATTAGGTTGTGCGTTTACTGTTACTGTTCCTGCTAAATTAGCAGCATTTGCTAATGTTGCAGTATTTGCTAATGTTGCTACATTTGCTACATTAGCGATGGTAGCACTATTAGCGACTCCATATAAATTGCCTATAAAATAATTAGCAGTTACACTATTGCCTAATGTTGTATTACCAGAAACAGTAAGTGAAGTCAGTGTACCAACGCTTGTGATATTAGGTTGTGCTGCTAATGTCACATTCCTTGCAAGGTTGGCTAGTCCAAATAGATTACCAATAAAATTATTTGCAACAACTTGATTACCTAATGTAGTATTGCCTACAACTGTCAAAGATGTAAGATTACCTAAACTTGTTATATTTGCCTGCGCAGAACTATATACTGTGCTGGCAATAAGAGCATTTGCTACCTGCCCACTAATATTTGATGCCGCTACATTATTTGCTACATTCGCAAAATTAACTTGTCCTGTAACATTAGCACCTGCTACATTATTTGCTACATTCGCAAAATTAACTTGTCCTGTAACATTAGCACCTGCTACACTATTAGCAGTATTTGCTATATTTGCTCTAACATCTGTGATATTAAAACCATTGCCGTATACAAAATTAGCAACGACATTATTAGAAGTTAAATTTTGAGTCAACGCTATATTATTAGCATTAATTACATTGGCATTTAAATTACCTACATTTAATAACAGATTACTTTTATTAAATGTAAATCCAGCAACGCCCCCAAATTGTCCTTCATCATTGAATTGAACCTGTGTATTCGCTCCCCCCGGAACTCCGTTGCCTGCATTACTGCTGTTGCTACCGGGAGCCCATGTTAGATTACCCTGTCCATCGGTCTGTAGAAAGTATCCATTTAAGCCGCCCAGTATTATGACATTGCTAATATTTCCTAGGTTAGCATTATTACTTACTTGTATTTTACTTACAGTAAGTAAACTTGTAGTACTATTAAATGTAAATGCTGAACTTGCTCCAAGTAATCCAGCATTATTGTACTGTACCTGTGTGTTTGATCCTGAAGCCCCTATGCTTAAAGGACTACCATTAGCATAAAAAAACCCATTAGCAAATACACGATTTGCTGTAACATTACTATTGGGCGCGTTTACATTATTAACTAAATTACCTTTATTATCTATAATAAGTTTCGGCGGTATTCCTACTGAATAACCACCTAATGTATTAAAGGGAGTAGAGCTAGACATTTAAAATAGTTCCATATTTTAATATTTATCGTTATATTTAAATACTAACTGCTTAAAAAAGATCCAACTAGAACTTTTTTCTAAATATAGTAGTGTTAACTAAACAAAAATCACGACCTTTATGTGCTAATTGCGGTATGGTGCCTGCCAAACCTAACGGGATCAGTAAGTTAGGATTTAAAAAATGGCACAAATATTGTATAGATTGTAGTAAAGTATTATATAGTGAGCAGCACAAATATCTACAACATAAACAAATGAAGTGCGAATTTTGTGGCTTTAAACCCCTAGACAAATGCCAAGTAGATATTGTTTTTAAAGATGGAAATAAAAATAATAAAAAAGAAAGCAATCTGAAAACACTGTGTGCCAACTGTAGTAGATTGTATCAAAAGCGATTGAAGAAAGGTCGTAAATCAATAATGAATGTTACAGTGGATACGGATATACGCATCTCATAAAAAGAAAGGGCGCACAAGGCGCCCTGTCTTTTCGAACAACAATCCAACTATTATTGGAAAGTTAAGTTCTGTACAGCGATCTCACCTACGTAGTCTGCTGCGTTGCCGAAGCTGCTTGCAGTGTTAGTTAATTCGATGTAACCATAACGAGTCATAAATGACACGACTGGTTCGAATGTTGATGGATCTAGCACAACACCGCTTGACATCAATGGGATGTATGGGCAGTAGAATGCTGCTGCGTCAGTCTCACTTGAACCCTTATAACCAACCAATACTGGCTGAGTATCTGGTGCGTATGAGTCAACGAATACACGCATTGCACCGTTCAATGTACCAACAAACTTAGTGTTAGTTGGTGCTTCGAATGTGCCTTCAGTTGTTCTTGCAAACGCTGAAGTTGTTGCTGACTGTAGAACAGTCAAACTTGCAGGTGATACAACTGCAAAGTTACCTGCACCGCGGCGAGTGCGCTGTGCAATCAAGTTTGCAACACGGTTGATTAGAACTGCTAGTGCAGCATGTTCGTCACCAACATAAGTTGCTGTACCTGATACTGTTGCTTGGTTGTATGTAAACTCAGTTGAAGCAAGAGTGCGCAATGACAACAAGATTTCCTGATCGATTTCAGCAGTAATTTCTTGGGCAAGTGCTGCCATGATTTCTGCTTCGATATCGATACCATGCTGTGATTGTGCGTCTTGTGCTGCTTCAAATGTCCAACGTGCCTGCAACTTACGTGATTTGGCTTCAACAGCCTGACGCAAGATTTGTACGCTGATTTGCTTACCACCATTGCCTTCTAGAGCAGCAGTATCGTTACCAGTATAGTAACTAGTGCTGGCTGCGGCTAGAGTTGTGCGTGAGTATGCCTGAGCAATTTTGAATGGGCTCAATGCTTCTTCACCTGCTGTTACGCTTGTTGCAGCCGCTGAGTTATCAGTCAAGCTGTTAGCATAACGAACACGCAATGTGTGGATCTGACCAACTGGACCAGTCATTGGTTGAACACCGACTAGTTCGTTAGCAATAACAGTTGGCATGACACGACGAATTACTGGTAGAATAACGCGATTTAATGTTGCGATATTACCAGCAGTTGTAGTGCCAGCTGAAGATTCAGCAAGCAACTGCTTACGAGTGTTTTCTAAAACTACACCCATTGTGGAACGACGGGTGCCCTTCAAGCCTTCTAGTAGGGCCTCTTTCGTTTCGTCCCAACGGCTTTCTAAGAGTACTTTTGACATTTTAATTATCTCCTAATATGTCTTACTTAAGCCCTGCCAGACGCTTGAAGTCGATCAAATTGCTTTTGGCAACTGGATCTTCATCAATTTTCTTATTGGCAGTTTCTTTATCACCAGTAATTTCTTTAATAACACTTTCTGTGAGAGCAGTTTTAGCGCCTGCTTTTTCACTTCCAGTGTTTAAAACTGCTGGTAGATACTTATCGAAAGCGGACTTCAATTTTGGTGTCTGTACGCTTTCAAGTAAAGCCTTCATCACTTCGGACTTCTCTTTGTTTAATGGCGATAGAAGTTCATCCATTGCCTTTTCACGCTGAGTTGATTCCTTAATGATTCTAACTTCACGATCCTTTGATTCGACTAACTTCTGTGCTTCTTCAGCCTTAGAATTAGCCTCAGCCAATGCTTGCTCTTTGGCGTCGATGATTGACATTAACTTTCGTGCTTCAGCCTTATCATTTAGATAAGTTACTGAATACTCGCTAGCAAACGCTTCAAACAACTTACGACCAAAGTTATTTTCACGGGCTGTCTTTATATCTTCTTTGAGTTGTGATAGTTCACCCTTCAAATGAGATGCAACAGCGGTGCTGACTCTCTTGGCGCTTTCAGCAATAAATTTTGCCTTAAGTGCTTCAAGTTTCTGGCGCCCTTCTGCGACCAATTTGACGCGAGCCTCAACAACTGCTTGTTTATCTTGAGAGAATTCCTTGATCTCTTTTGCAAGAGCATGTACAACGAATTTCTCAATCTTTTGTTGATTCTCCATCTGAGCCTTACGATCAGTGCGTAGTTCTTTGATTTCTTCTGCTAATTTTGTTACCATGAAATCATTGAATTTAACAGCATTTTCCTGCATTTTGATCTTGGCTTTTACTCGGTCTTCATTAAGAACCTTTCTTTCTTCGTGAAATTCTGCAATCTCACCTGAAAGGCTCTCTGTTACCATCTTATCTAGGGCTTCTACCATCACAGTACGATCATGCTCATAGCGATTTGCGAATTCTTCTCGCAATTCTGCACGAACTTGATCGCGGGCTTCAGTCAACTTTGATTCCCAAACTTTTTGAATTTCGTTTGAGACATCTTCATTGATTAGACCACTTTCTAGTAATGGTTTGATAGCATCTAACATGCTCATATCCCCTATTAATTTAATTTAAGTTCTTTAATGAGGCGCTTTACTTCCTCACCCAAGAAACTTTGTACCTTTTTGTTGCCCCTTGCCTCCCTTGCAATATCTAAAACTTTATGACCATGCTTCATATTCATGAGGCTTTCATAAATTGCTTTAGGATATGCGTTAGGTGCGCTTGGTTGTGCAACTATATCTACAGTGATTATTTCAAAATCACTTACCTTGCCGTCCGCATCGCTTACATTACCTGATCCGCGACTTGAAACGCCTAGTTTTACTCCACTCTCCAACATAGTGCGAACAAGTTGTCCCATTGGAGTTGGTAGAATCTTTAATTTTCCGAAACCGTTAGCGCCATCCATCCACATACTTGTGATCATATGACTAACACGGTCTAGATTTATTTTTAAATCATCTGGGTGATCGACCTCACCCAGAACTGAGTAACCTTCTTGAATTTGCTTGTTTAACGTATCGACTGCGGTCTCAATTTCAGCAACGGGGTAAACACGCTCATTTGCGTTTTTGACCCCGCCCTGAATGAAGATGCCCTTCATATAGAGGGTCTTCAGATCGCTGCCCTGTTCACTAACAGATTCAACGACCATGTTCGCTCTATCGAACGTTAGGTGCTCCTTGAGATACAAAGCCATTTGTCTCCAAGTTCCTTTTATTAGCCTTTAGCCACTGGGCTGTGCTTGTCGGCTGCGCCGTCTTTAGTCACTGCTTTTGGGGCTGGCTTTAATTGTTGGCCCTTCTTTTGACCTGGTGTATTGCCTACATCGCCAATCAAAGTGCCTTCTTTCTTGCTATACTCATTTGATGGACCTTTTGGGCCAGTTGGTACTGCTTCACTATCGCCTGAGAACTTTACTGGCTTAACGCCTGCTGCTTCAACTTTTGGTTTAGTCAGTGTTGGGCTTTTTGTGTTTGCACCATTGTCGCCATGTGTTACAGCAACTTTCTGTAATTGTACTGCTTCCATCATTTCCTCAGACATATCTTCTTCTTTATCAGTTTCCATCATTTCTTCTGACATGTCTTCATCGCCGGCTAGAATACGCTCAAAATCTGCTAAGAGTTCTTCAAATTTATCTTTAACATCATCGACGGTCTGTGGCTCTTCATCATGGTCTTGCTCCATGTCTTTGGTCATCATTTCTCCGTCTTCTTCAGCTTCATCATCAAATTTAATGTCATCATCTGATTCATCATCTTCGGCGACACCTGATTCTTCGGCACTAATCTCGTCCATGAGTTGACCGACTTCGCCGACCATCTCATCTTCTTCCATGCCTTCCATATCGCCTTCGCCCATCATTTCTTCATCCATGATTGACTCATAGATTTCGCGTGACTTTTCTACCACGATTTCGTGGAAAAGTTCGCGGGCTTTATCTTCTTGCTCATTGATGATGAGGTCAATAAGCTGTTCGTATTTCCTGTTTTCCATTGTAATTTCTCCTGGATAAAAATGGCTTTGTAGAATTATTTAGTGCGTAGTTATAAAAAGCACACAATAAGTGCTAATTTTTTGCGTTTTGCGCCTAAATTACTGAATTTTAGGCTGATGCAGCTGCGGGTTGGCTAGCAGCCCCGTATTGTTCACGGACTTTTTTAAGATGCTCTTTCTTTTCGTAGTTACGCACATCAAGCATCTTACGCAATTTTCTAATCTGCTTTAGAGTAAGTTTAGTCTTTCTTGAAGTTTTCCACTTTGGTTTACTGTTATCTTGATTTACATCCTGATAACCATTAATGGGGATGTCGAACATTTCAAGTAGTTTCATAAGATTATTTATCTTTTAGGCTACAGGACTAGCAGGAGTTGCTGGAGCTTCAGGGGCTGCTGGGGCGCCGCCGGCTGGCGCTGAAGTTACTGGGCCTGCTACTTCTGGCTCTGCACTTGCTTCATCTGGCTCGGCTGTCATATCTTCGCCTGACTGTATATCCTGCTGTATGTCACTAGAACTTACGCCGACACTACGCAGATCGCTACCTTTAGGCTCTTCTAAAGGTTCTTTGCCGTTTTCTTCGCGCCATAGTCTTTCGTTCTTGTCTATCTCTTCTTCGCTTAGACCTAAAAATCTCTCCATAGCGAAACGCTTGCTTATATATGGAAAAGCTTCCATAGTGCCATAGGTAGTGACTCTTGCTGTGTCTAATTCGCTTTGACGATAAGCAGCAAAGTTTTGAGGCGGATTAAACTCTAATTCAAATAATCCGCTATCTAAATTAAAACCTCTCCAGCGTAAGAATAACTTAAATTCTTCGTCAAGTTTTGTAGCCATATAATTTTGTAATCGTTCACAATATTGATTGAAACGATATTCTTGAATCAAGGCTGTACCAACACGACCATCACTTAATGGTCTGTCGCTATCGTCAGGACCTGTTGGGAGATAACTACTTGGCACACGCAAACCACGCGCTAGCCTATTATTAAAATAACGCAGATCGTCAATCTCTCCTAAATTCTGCCCACCTGGCATAACTTCTACACTTGATCCGCGACCATCTGCCGTGACTGGAAAGAAGTAATCTTCGTTCATACTTAATGGATTATATGTAGCATCTACGATTGATTGACCACCATATACACTAGGAATCCTTCGTTGATGTATCTCATTCTTTATGCGTTCTACAAATGCCATTGCTAGATGACTTGGCATGTTGCCTACATCGATCTTGAATAATCTACGCTCAGGTGCACGTTGTACACGATATATTAGTACGGCATCTTCTAATAATTCTTTTTGCTTATATACTTTAAATATATTTTCTAATATGCTTTGACCAAAAGGCCAAAAACGATCTAGACCTTCTGTTAGGCTTAGATGCACTATGTGTTTTGCATCAATAGCCATTTCGCTTTGACCTAATGTAAAACGGCTACCTGTCGTATTATATGGCATAGCAGGAACAGTATATGGAGTATTAGTGCCGCCGCCAGTACCACCTAAGCCTGTAGCAGGATTAGCTGCGAAATCTGTATTTGTTTTTTGAGCTACTGATAAATTTTGTAAGTTAATATTTAAATCTTTGATGACGTATTGTTCTGGTAACTTACCTTCGCTTTCATTAACAATTACTTTAATTACTTTAACCATATCGACCCAATATAACTTAAAGTTTTCCGGGTCACGGACAAATACTTGATCTCCGTACTTTACTGTATTTCGAAAAATCTTAAAAATTCTTTGATTAAATTCGTTTAAATTACACCACTGACTTAATTGTTGTGTTAAGATTTTAATTTCATGGGGTGTAGGTTCATCTTTATACTTTAATACAAAAGGTAAATTATTATGTTCGTTTTTTTGTGTGCTGAATTCTGATATAATATCTAAACACGCATTAATTTCAGCATCAACATCCATCATCTCATATTGATTATATCTTTCAATTCTATTTGGATGACCGGTATAGACTTCAGGGAGTCTACTCATATAATTGCGGTAACTCCAGTCTGCATTATTTATATTGCTATCATTGCCAACACTTGCGTTCCAAGCTCCGGCATTGCTATTCATGCCGCTGATTGGACTAGTGAAACCCGATTTATTTAAGAATTTTTTTAAGTATGGCATAGGCTTGTAATTATTTAGTATTAGGCTTGGCTATATCTTAATAACTTACCCTGCGTATCATTACCAGTTTCTAATCTTGCTATCACAGAATCTAATTTGCTTGACATCATATCCATCATTGCTTGATTGATTGCTGACAACTCTTTGAATGATTCGGTGGTACTACCTAAAGAAGCAGCAGGGCTGCTACCCATTTCACTCTGTAAATCATTCTTAGATTTTTTACCCATCTCAACTAGTAAACTGTGCGGATCGATAGGTACTATGATCTCACTACCGTGCAGTGTTGCAGGATATCCTGTTTTAGGTCCTGATGCTACGCCACCTTTTTCTGCCTTTAACTCAACATGGGGAGGATCTTTGGGTAGATGAGGACGATGTAATCCGTATTTTGCAAGTATAGGATCCAATACCCCGTAATCGCCGGTGATATCTAATGCGTCACCCTCACGATGTTTGCTACCTTTACCTGATCCTGGAACATTATAGGGCACACCTTTATAAACTATAGAAGTATCATTTTTTGGTCTTGCAGGCGTAAAGATGCCCGGTTCTCCCAATATCCTACCTCTCACAAAAAGTTGTGCTTGCTTTTCATCACTTCTAAAGGCGCTATTAATACTTATGGGCTGCCCGTATTCTGCTGCCGCGCTATAGAACTTTGTTAGAAGTGTATTATCAACTGCTGACATATCTGCTGCTGGAGATATTGTAACATTTTTAGGTTTACTAGTAACTTGTTTTGGTTTATCTGCGCCATCAGCGCTTGCGCCATCAGCGCTCGCATCTGGATCTTGTTCGACTTTACTACCACCAAAACCTAATGCTGAACTTATTCTGCGTAGTATACCTCCGCCCGCCGGTGCTGCTGCTGGAGCTGCAGCGGGTGCTGCCGAACCACCGCCTCCGCCCGCCGGTGCTGCCGAACCACCACCGCCGCCGCCCGCCGGTGCTGCTGGAGCTGCAGCGGGCGCTGCACCTGCTTTAGCGCCGCCTCCCATGGCAGTCATATAATTATTAAAGGCTTGTCCTAATTTTAATGCTTTATCAGGATCAACCTTTAGTTCAGTAAATTTTACGAATTTGGTTATTACATCATCACCGCCGAATAATCTAGTGATGCCACTGACCATGCTATCGACAGCATTAGCCATTGCTCCGCCGCCTTTGTATTCTGCCATGGCTTGGCTAAAGTACACAAATGCTTGTGCGGTTGTCTTAACTCTTTCCGGACCTTTTTCACCTAAATCAATTTCAGCAAATTTTTTCATCTTTTCAGTTGGAGGATCTAACTCAAAGAAACTTGCAGCACCTTCTGCAAGTGTACCTAACATTGTTTGCCCAGTACCTTTATAATTTGCCATAGCATTTGAAAACATGACAAATGCATCTGCGTTAGTTTTAACTCTTTCCGGACCTTTTTCACCTAAATCAATTGCAGCAAATTTCTGCATTTGCGTTACAGGCGGGTCTATGCTAAACCATTCTGATATCTTTTTACTATATGCTGCCCCTAATCCATCACCTGCAGTGCCTTTATATTGAGCCATAGCATTACTAAATGCTACAAATGCATCAGCATTATCTTTTACTATTTTAGCGCCGTTTTCACCTAAATCTACTTGAGCGAATTTTTTCATCTTTTCAGTTGGAGGATCAATCTCAAAGGAACTTGATACTTTTTCAATCAGTGTGCTCCACATTCCTTGACCTGAACCCTTATAACTTTCCATAGCCTGACTGAAGTAGACAAATGCTTGAGCATTAGTTTTGATCTGTTTTGCTTGCTGGTCATCAATTTTAATTGATGCAAACTCTTGTAGTTTGACTAAAGGACCCTTAAATTCTAATTTATCGCTTAATTTGTCCATCAAACCGCCAAACAAGCCTCCTGCCGATCCTGCAGCACTTGCGGCTGAACCAACTGCCATTGCTTTATTAAATGCCATGAATGCTTCAGCATTCTCTTTGACTTTTTTAGCGTCAATGTTTAACTTACTAAAGTCTTCAAGTTTCTTCATAGGGCCATCTACGCCCAATGCTTTGCCTAGTTTGTCTCCTAATCCACCTACTATGCTACCTAGAGCACCTAAAGCTCCACCTGCTCCAAATGCCGCAAGACCACCACCTATAGCAGCGATACCTGCGCCAGATGCTTTTAGTTTTTCTCCGTCTAGTTTCTCAAATGGTGCTAATCCTTCTGCTAAACTTGGTAACGCTTTGCCTATGATCCATGTAGCGCCTGCTATACCTGCTCCAACCGCTGCTATAGCAACACCGAACGCTCCCGCACCTACAACAACTTTAGGATTTGCAAATGCGGCCAATCCATCTGCTGCTTTTTCTAAGAATCCTTTACCGCCCCCAGCACCGCCGGCTCCCAACCCTTGTACTAGTTGTCCGGCACCCGCTCCCCCCGGTATAGATGCTACTGCATCAACTGCACCACCTGCGCCACCTTTAGCACCCGCTCCTGCTTTAGGACCACCGAAACTGAATAAGCCTTTAATTTTATCCATCATGCCGGCGCCATCGCCGCCGGCGCCTGCAAACATACCTTTCTTAGCCATGATACCAAGTGCTAATGCTGCTGCACCTGCTGCTGCTGTCAGTCCTATCAATCCTAACTTAAATGGATTCAATGCAGATACTACATCTTCTATAGCACCTGCAGCCGCGATATTTGCATTTTCAAGTTTTGCTCTAGCATCGGCTGCTGGATCTTTACCTGCTTGTTGTGCTGCTTTGACCCTAGCGTCAACAATCTTGCCTTCCTCTACGTAACTTTTATTTCTTCTATCACTTATTAACTGTAATTCTTCTTCACTGTCAGCACCGTACATTTTAGCGACTTCGCCGGAAATCGCCATTTGTCTACCGGTAGTTTCTACTCTTTGGCCAAATTTTTCAATATATGCATCTTGAAGTTTTCTAGCGGCTTCTTGTTGATTTCCACCTTCTCTGATGGTTTTATTAAACTCATCAATCTCTTTTTGCATTCCAAGACGAGCCAATTTTTGTGCGTTCTCGCCGCTGATAGTTCCAGTAGTTAATTCTTGTATACCTTTTTGGAGTACCTTAGGACCACCGGCTAGCGCAGCGAAAGCATCATTTCTGGCTTTTGATTCTTTTGCTATAGCGTTTGCTTGTTCTTCAAGTTGTTTTTTTCTTACTGGATCTTGTTCTTTTTCCGCTTCTCTTCTTAATCGATCTTCTTTAGCATTGTCCATCATGTTCTTTAATTGAACTTGACGATTCATCAACATTTCTTTTTGTTGCGCTTTTAATGCATCGACATCTTTACCAGTTAATGCTGCTAATTCTTGTAGATTAACTTGATATGCTTGACTTTCTTTTCTTAATTTTTCTCTATCTCTAAGATCGCTCTGTACACCTCTACCCGATGCTGATTGTAATGCTAGATAATCCGCAGTACCTTGCATCATCTGTTCTTGGTTAATACCAAGACGAGACATCATGGCGCGTTCTTCGTCAGTAGCCTTGATTAGTTTTGCAAAACTTGCCTGAGCATCACCTGCATTTCCGCCCAAAGTTATTATGCTTTGACCCATACTTTGTATAGGTTTGATCATGCGACCTAATGTTTCAGCATTCAACCCAGCATCACGGGCCAAAGCCTGCAATGATTTAGTAGTATGCGTTCCTGCTGCACCTAATTTACTAAGTTGATCTTTACCTTCTAGATATGCTTGGCTAATCTTAAGATTAGCCTCCATGAGCATAGTGAACCCTTTAACAAGTCCACCTATGAGCATACCCAATGGGCCAAATGCTTTACCTAATGCAAATGCAGCATCACCTGCTGATGATA